GAAGAGCTTGTGGAGAAGTGGGAAAAAGGAAAGATGCGTCTGCTGTGGGATAACAAAAAGCGGCGTAACGAAGCGCTGGACTGCCTGGTGTATGCCTACGCGGCATTACGTGTGTCCGTGCAACGCTGGCAGCTTGATCTGGCTGTACTGGCAAAATCCCGGGAAGAAGAGACGACCCGGCCAACCCTTAAAGAACTGGCAGCGAAGCTGTCCGGAGGAGTGAATGGTTACAGTCGCTGAACTGCAGGCGCTGCGTCAGGCGCGCCTTGATTTATTAACCGGTAAACGGGTGGTGTCTGTCCAGAAAGATGGTCGCAGAATTGAATATACGGCGGCTTCTCTGGATGAGCTTAACCGGGCGATCAATGATGCGGAGTCGGTACTGGGGACAACCCGCTGTCGCCGTCGTCCGCTGGGAGTGAGGTTATGAAACGAACGCCTGTCCTGATTGATGTGAACGGCGTTCCGCTTCGTGAGAGTCTCAGCTACAACGGGGGCGGCGCAGGATTTGGCGGGCAAATGGCGGAGTGGTTGCCACCGGCGCAGAGTGCCGATGCAGCCCTGCTGCCTGCGTTGCGTCTGGGGAATGCCCGGGCAGATGATCTGGTGCGCAATAACGGGATAGCGGCTAATGCGGTGGCCCTGCATAAGGATCATATTGTCGGGCATATGTTTCTGATCAGCTACCGTCCGAACTGGCGCTGGCTGGGGATGCGGGAGACTGCGGCAAAAAGTTTTGTCGATGAGGTGGAGGCGGCCTGGTCGGAATACGCCGAAGGGATGTTTGGCGAGATCGACGTGGAAGGGAAACGCACGTTTACGGAATTTATCCGTGAAGGTGTGGGCGTTCATGCGTTTAACGGCGAAATCTTTGTGCAGCCGGTCTGGGATACGGAAACCACGCAGTTATTCCGTACGCGTTTTAAAGCCGTGAGTCCGAAACGGGTGGACACGCCTGGACACGGTATGGGGAACCGTTTTCTGCGGGCCGGTGTGGAGGTCGATCGATATGGCCGTGCCGTCGCGTACCATATCTGTGAGGATGATTTTCCGTTCTCTGGTAGTGGACGATGGGAACGGATCCCGCGTGAACTTCCCACCGGGCGTCCGGCCATGCTGCATATTTTCGAGCCGGTGGAGGACGGGCAGACCCGTGGGGCTAATCAGTTTTACAGCGTCATGGAACGGCTGAAGATGCTCGATTCCCTGCAGGCAACACAGCTTCAGTCGGCCATAGTGAAGGCGATGTATGCAGCGACGATTGAAAGTGAACTTGATACCGAAAAGGCCTTTGAATATATCGCCGGCGCGCCACAGGAGCAGAAGGATAATCCGCTTATTAATATTCTGGAGAAGTTCTCCAGCTGGTATGACACGAATAACGTGACACTGGGCGGTGTCAAAATTCCGCACCTTTTCCCTGGTGATGATCTGAAACTACAGACTGCGCAGGATTCAGACAATGGATTTTCTGCGCTTGAACAGGCGCTGCTGCGGTATATCGCCGCCGGTCTTGGCGTTTCCTACGAACAGTTGTCCCGTGATTACTCGAAGGTCAGTTACTCAAGTGCCCGCGCCTCCGCCAATGAGTCGTGGCGCTATTTTATGGGGCGGCGAAAATTTATTGCGTCCCGGCTGGCCACGCAGATGTTTTCCTGCTGGCTGGAAGAGGCACTTCTTCGGGGGATTATTCGTCCGCCACGGGCACGTTTTGATTTTTATCAGGCGCGATCAGCCTGGTCACGGGCTGAGTGGATTGGAGCCGGAAGAATGGCCATTGACGGGCTCAAGGAGGTTCAGGAATCAGTGATGCGCATTGAGGCCGGACTGAGCACGTATGAGAAAGAGCTGGCGCTGATGGGCGAGGATTATCAGGACATTTTCCGCCAGCAGGTCAGGGAATCTGCTGAGCGGCAAAAAGCCGGACTCTCACGTCCGGTGTGGATAGCGCAGGCGTATCAGCAGCAGATAGCGGAGAGTCGCAGGCCGGAAGAGGAGACAACACCACGTGAGACGTAATCTTTCACACATTATTGCAGCAGCATTCAATGAACCGCTGCTTCTGGAGCCCGCCTATGCGCGGGTTTTCTTTTGCGCGCTCGGGCGCGAGATGGGGGCAGCAAGTCTTTCGGTACCACAACAGCAGGTACAGCTTGATGCACCCGGAATGCTGGCTGAAACGGACGAGTACATGGCCGGAGGTAAACGACCGGCCCGTGTTTACCGGGTGGTGAACGGTATTGCGGTACTGCCGGTGACCGGCACGCTGGTGCACCGGCTGGGGGGGATGCGGCCATTTTCCGGAATGACTGGCTATGACGGCATTGTCGCCTGTCTTCAGCAGGCAATGGCAGATAGCCAGGTGCGGGGCATACTGCTGGACATTGACAGTCCGGGCGGGCAGGCCGCCGGCGCGTTTGACTGCGCTGACATGATTTACCGCCTCCGTCAGCAGAAGCCGGTCTGGGCACTGTGCAATGACACGGCCTGTTCTGCAGCCATGCTGCTGGCGTCGGCCTGCTCCCGACGGCTGGTTACCCAGACATCCCGTATCGGCTCCATTGGCGTGATGATGAGCCATGTCAGCTATGCCGGTCATCTGGCGCAGGCCGGTGTGGATATCACGCTGATTTACTCAGGGGCGCACAAGGTGGATGGCAATCAGTTTGAAGCGTTGCCGGCAGAGGTTCGCCAGGACATGCAGCAGCGGATTGATGCGGCGCGCCGGATGTTTGCCGAAAAAGTGGCGATGTATACCGGTCTGTCTGTTGATGCCGTCACGGGAACAGAGGCTGCCGTTTTTGAAGGTCAGTCCGGCATTGAGGCCGGGCTGGCGGATGAATTAATCAATGCGTCGGATGCCATCAGTGTGATGGCCACGGCGCTGAACAGTAATGTCAGAGGAGGCACTATGCCGCAATTAACTGCAACGGAAGCCGCCGCGCAGGAGAACCAGCGAGTGATGGGGATCCTGACATGCCAGGAAGCGAAAGGACGTGAACAGCTTGCCACGATGCTGGCAGGGCAACAGGGCATGAGCGTTGAACAGGCCCGGGCGATTCTGGCCGCGGCGGCACCGCAGCAGCCGGTGGCATCCGCGCAGAGTGAAGCCGATCGCATTATGGCGTGTGAAGAAGCGAACGGTCGTGAACAACTGGCAGCAACGCTGGCGGCGATGCCGGAGATGACGGTGGAAAAAGCCCGCCCGATCCTGGCTGCTTCACCGCAGGCGAATGCCGGGCCCTCACTTCGTGATCAGATCATGGCACTGGATGAGGCAAAAGGGGCTGAGGCGCAGGCTGAACAGCTGGCTGCCTGCCCGGGAATGACTGTGGAGAGCGCCCGGGCTGTGCTGGCTGCGGGATCAGGTAAGGCAGAACCGGTCTCTGCATCCACAACCGCCCTGTTTGAACATTTCATGGCGAACCATTCACCGGCTGCGGTCCAGGGGGGCGTGTCACAGGCGTCAGAAGACGGTGATGCGGACGTGAAAATGCTCATGGCCATGCCATGAAGTCAGTGCTGAACATCAATACGAGGTTTTAACAATATGGTGACGAAAACCATCACTGAACAGCGTGCGGAAGTACGTATTTTTGCCGGTAATGATCCGGCTCACACCGCCACAGGCAGCAGCGGGATTTCCTCGGCAACACCGGCACTGACACCCCTGATGCTGGATGGGGCCACCGGGAAACTGGTGGTCTGGGACGGACAGAAAGCCGGTAGTGCGGTTGGCATACTGGTACTGCCGCTTGAAGGCACAGAGACGGCGCTGACGTATTACAAGTCGGGAACCTTTGCGACGGAGGCAATCCACTGGCCTGAAAGTGTGGATGAACACAAAAAGGCCAACGCCTTTGCTGGCAGTGCCCTGAGTCACGCGGCGCTGCCGTAACACGTTATCAGGCCACCGCGGTGGCCTGACTGATTTCTGAATGAAAGGAACTGATTTATGGGATTGTTTACGACCCGCCAGTTACTCGGTTATACCGAACAAAAAGTTAAATTTCGTGCGCTGTTTCTGGAGCTGTTTTTCCGCCGTACGGTGAATTTCCATACCGAAGAGGTGATGCTGGACAAAATTACCGGAAAAACGCCGGTGGCGGCCTATGTCTCCCCGGTTGTTGAAGGAAAAGTGCTGCGTCATCGTGGTGGTGAAACCCGCGTGTTGCGTCCGGGCTACGTCAAGCCGAAACACGAATTTAATTACCAGCAGGCGGTTGAGCGCCTTCCTGGTGAAGATCCATCTCAACTGAATGATCCGGCTTACCGCCGTCTGCGTATCATTACCGATAACCTCAAACAGGAAGAGCACGCGATTGTCCAGGTGGAAGAAATGCAGGCGGTAAATGCTGTGTTGTATGGCAAATACACCATGGAAGGAGACCAGTTCGAGAAAATTGAGGTCGATTTTGGCAGGTCGACGAAGAATAACATCACTCAGGGTAGTGGTAAGGAGTGGTCAAAACAGGATCGTGACACGTTCGATCCTACACATGATATTGACCTCTACTGCGACCTGGCCAGCGGTCTTGTGAATATTGCCATTATGGACGGTACCGTCTGGCGTCTTCTGAATGGTTTTAAGCTGTTCCGCGAAAAACTGGATACCCGTCGCGGTTCAAATTCTCAACTCGAAACGGCAGTGAAAGATCTGGGCGCAGTGGTGTCCTTCAAGGGGTATTACGGCGATCTGGCCATTGTGGTGGCGAAAACGTCTTATATAGCAGAAGACGGTATCGAAAAACGTTATCTTCCAGATGGCATGCTGGTTCTGGGGAATACTGCTGCAGATGGGATCCGTTGTTACGGTGCCATTCAGGATGCTCAGGCGTTGTCCGAAGGTGTGGTGGCCTCTTCCCGTTATCCGAAACACTGGCTGACGGTAGGGGATCCCGCCCGTGAATTTACCATGACGCAGTCCGCGCCGCTGATGGTGTTGCCGGACCCGGATGAGTTTGTGGTGGTACAGGTGAAATAATCCGTGAGCGGGGGCGAAATGCCCCCGTGTCTTTTTTCACAGGGGGCTGATATGGCAACGAAAGAGCAAAATCTGAAACGGCTTGATGAACTGGCCCTGATTCTGGGGCGTGAGCCGGATATATCCGGGAGTGCCGCAGAGATAGCGCAGCGGGTGGCAGAATGGGAAGAGGAAATGCAGTCATCCGGCGATGATGTACAGGTTATGAATATGGATATCCGGGAGCGGGAAACCGCGGCTCATGATGTTCGTGAGGAAACATCCGGCGCGTTAACGCGCATCAGAGTTCTGACCTGCCTCCATCTCTGTGGCGTTGATGGTGAAACGGGGGAATCCGTTGAGCTTGCGGATGTTGGTCGGGTGATTCTGATTATGTCCTCAGATGCAAAAACACACGTTGATGGTGGAATGGCTGTTTATGCGTGATTTTCAGAATGCCTTTGATGCCGCCCTTGCCGGGGTGGACAGTACGATTGTTGAAGTGATGGGCATCAGTGCGCAGTTCACCTCCGGTGCACAGCGTGGCGGCGAGGTTCATGGCGTTTTTGACGATCCGGAGTCGCTGGGTTTTGCCAGTAGTGGGATCCGTATTGAAGGAAGTAACCCGTCATTATTTGTGCTTACGGATACGGTTTGTGCTGTACGGCGTGGTGACACGCTGACCATTAACGGCGAGATGTTCTGGGTGGACCGTGTTTCTCCGGATGACGGAGGGAGTTGTTATCTCTGGCTCAACCGGGGGCAACCACCTGCCGCCAGCCGTCGCCGCTGAAAGGGGGATGTATGGCCATAAAAGGTCTTGAGCAGGCCGTTGAAAACCTCAGCCGTATCAGCAAAACGGCAGTGCCTGGTGCCGCCGCAATGGCCATTAACCGCGTTGCTTCATCCGCGATATCGCAGTCGGCGTCACTGGTTGCCCGTGAGACAAAGGTACGCCGGAAACTGGTAAAGGAAAGGGCCAGGCTGAAAAGGGCCACGGTCAAAAATCCGCAGGCCAGAATCAAAGTTAACCGGGGGGATTTGCCCGTAATCAGGCTGGGTAATGCGCGGGTTGTCCTTTCGCGCCGCAGGCGTCGTAAAAAGGGGCAGCGTTCATCCCTGAAAGGTGGCGGCAGCGTGCTTGTGGTGGGTAACCGTCGTATTCCCGGCGCGTTTATTCAGCAACTGAAAAATGGCCGCTGGCATGTCATGCAGCGTGTGGCCGGGAAAAACCGTTACCCCATTGATGTGGTGAAAATTCCGATGGCGGTGCCGCTGACCACGGCGTTTAAACAGAATATTGAGCGGATACGGCGTGAGCGTCTTCCGAAAGAGCTGGGCTATGCGCTGCAGCATCAACTGAGGATGGTAATAAAGCGATGAAACATACTGAATTCCGTGCAGCCGTACTGGATGCACTGGAAAAACATGACACCGGGGCGACGCTTTTTGATGGTCGCCCCGCTGTTTTTGATGAGGCGGATTTTCCGGCAATTGCCGTTTATCTCACCGGCGCTGAATACACGGGCGAAGAGCTGGACAGCGATACCTGGCAGGCGGAGCTGCATATTGAAGTTTTCCTGCCTGCTCAGGTGCCGGATTCAGAGCTGGATTCGTGGATGGAAAGCCGGATTTATCCGGCGATGAGCGATATCCCGGCACTGTCAGATTTGATCACCAGTATGGTGGCCAGTGGCTATGACTACCGGCGCGACGATGATGCGGGCCTGTGGAGTTCAGCCGATCTGACTTATGTCATTACCTATGAAATGTGAGGACGATATGCCAACACCAAATCCTCTGGCACCGGTGAAAGGGGCCGGAACCACACTGTGGGTTTATAACGGGAGCGGCGACCCTTATGCAAACCCGCTTTCAGACAATGACTGGTCGCGTCTGGCAAAAATTAAAGACCTGACGCCCGGCGAACTGACCGCTGAGTCCTATGACGACAGTTATCTCGATGATGAAGATGCGGACTGGACCGCGACCGGGCAGGGGCAGAAATCCGCCGGAGATACCAGCTTCACGCTGGCGTGGATGCCCGGAGAGCAGGGGCAGCAGGCGCTGCTGGCGTGGTTTAATGAAGGTGATACCCGTGCCTATAAAATCCGCTTCCCGAACGGCACGGTCGATGTGTTCCGTGGCTGGGTCAGCAGTATCGGTAAGGCGGTGACGGCGAAGGAAGTGATCACCCGTACGGTGAAGGTCACCAATGTGGGCCGTCCGTCAATGGCAGAAGATCGCAGTACGGTGACGGCGGCAACCGGTATGACCGTGACGCCTGCCAGCTCCTCGGTGGTGAAAGGGCAGAGCACCACGCTGACCGTGGCCTTCCAGCCGGAGGGCGCAACTGACAAGAGCTTCCGTGCGGTGTCAGCGGATAAAACAAAAGCCACCGTGTCGGTCAGTGGTATGACCATCACCGTGAACGGCGTTGCTGCAGGCAAGGTCAACATTCCGGTTGTATCCGGTAATGGTGAACTTGCTGCGGTTGCAGAAATCACTGTCACCGACAGTTAATCCGGAGAGTCAGCGATGTTCCTGAAAACCGAATCATTTGAACATAACGGCGTGACCGTCACGCTTTCTGAACTGTCAGCCCTGCAGCGTATTGAGCATCTCGCCCTGATGAAACAGCAGGCAGAACAGGCGGAGTCAGACAGCAACCGGCAGGTTACTGTGGAAGACGCCATCAGAACCGGTGCTTTTGTGGTGGCGATGTCCCTGTGGCATAACCATCCGCAGAAGACAAAGCAGCCTTCCATGAATGAAGCCGTTAAACAGATTGAGCAGGAAGTGCTTACCACCTGGCCCGCGGAGGCAATTTCTCATGCTGAAAACGTGGTGTACCGGCTGTCCGGTATGTATGGGTTTGTGGTGAATGATGCCCCTGACCAGGCAGAGGACTCCGGGCCTGCAGAGCCTGTTTCTGCGGGAAAGTGTTCGACGGTGAGCTGAGTTTTGCCCTGAAACTGGCGCGAGAGATGGGGCGACCTGACTGGCGCGCCATGCTTGCCGGGATGTCATCCACGGAGTATGCCGACTGGCACCGCTTTTACAGTACCCATTATTTTCATGATGTTCTGCTGGATATGCACTTTTCCGGGCTGACGTACACTGTGCTCAGCCTGTTTTTCAGCGATCCGGATATGCATCCGCTGGATTTCAGTTTGCTGAACCGGCGTGAGGATGACGAAGAGCCTGAAGATGATGTGCTGATGCAGAAAGCGGCAGGGCTTACCGGAGGCGTCCGCTTTGACCCGGACGGAAATGAAGTTATCCCCGCTTCCCCGGATATGGCGGGCATGACGGAGGATGACGTAATGCTGATGACAGTATCAGAAGGGATCGCAGGAGGAGTCCGGTATGGCTGAACCGGTAGGCGATCTGGTCGTTGATTTAAGTCTGGATGCGGCCAGATTTGACGAGCAGATGGCCAGAGTCAGGCGTCATTTTTCCGGTACGGAAAGTGATGCGAAAAAAACAGCGGCAGTCGTTGAACAGTCGCTGAGCCGACAGGCGCTGGCTGCACAGAAAGCGGGGATTTCCGTCGGGCAGTATAAAGCCGCCATGCGTATGCTGCCTGCACAGTTCACCGACGTGGCCACGCAGCTTGCAGGCGGGCAAAGCCCGTGGCTGATCCTGCTGCAACAGGGTGGTCAGGTTAAGGACTCCTTCGGCGGGATGATCCCCATGTTCCGGGGGCTTGCCGGTGCGATCACCCTGCCGATGGTCGGGGCCACCTCGCTGGCGGCGGCGACCGGTGCGCTGGCGTATGCCTGGTATCAGGGTAACTCAACCCTGTCCGATTTCAACAAAACGCTGGTCCTTTCCGGCAATCAGTCGGGTCTGACGGCAGATCGTATGCTGGTCCTGTCCAGAGCCGGGCAGGCGGCAGGGCTGACGTTTAACCAGACCAGCGAGTCACTCAGCGCACTGGTTAAGGCGGGAGTAAGCGGTGAGGCTCAGATTGCATCCATCAGCCAGAGTGTGGCGCGTTTCTCCTCTGCATCCGGCGTGGAGGTGGACAAGGTCGCTGAAGCCTTCGGGAAGCTGACCACTGACCCGACGTCGGGGCTGATTGCGATGGCGAAGCAGTTCCATAACGTGACGGCGGAGCAGATTGCGTATGTTGCTCAGTTGCAGCGTTCCGGCGATGAAACCGGGGCATTGCAGGCGGCGAACGAGGCCGCAACGAAAGGGTTTGATGACCAGACCCGCCGCCTGAAAGAGAACATGGGCACGCTGGAGACCTGGGCAGACAGGACAGCGCGGGCATTCAAATCCATGTGGGATGCGGTGCTGGATATTGGTCGTCCTGATACCGCGCAGGAGATGCTGATTAAGGCAGAGGCTGCGTTTAAGAAAGCAGACGACATCTGGAATCTGCGCAAGGATGATTATTTTGTTAACGATGAAGCGCGGGCGCGTTACTGGGATGATCGTGAAAAGGCCCGTCTTGCGCTTGAAGCCGCCCGAAAGAAGGCTGAGCAGCAGACTCAACAGGACAAAAATGCGCAGCAGCAGAGCGATACCGAAGCGTCACGGCTGAAATATACCGAAGAGGCGCAGAGGGCTTACGAACGGCTGCAGACGCCGCTGGAGAAATATACCGCCCGTCAGGAAGAACTGAACAAGGCACTGAAAGACGGGAAAATCCTGCAGGCGGATTACAACACGCTGATGGCGGCGGCGAAAAAGGATTATGAAGCGACGCTGAAAAAGCCGAAACAGTCCGGCGTGAAGGTGTCTGCGGGCGATCGTCAGGAAGACAGTGCTCATGCTGCCCTGCTGACGCTTCAGGCAGAACTCCGGACGCTGGAGAAGCATGCCGGAGCGAATGAGAAAATCAGCCAGCAGCGCCGGGATTTGTGGAAGGCGGAGAGTCAGTTCGCGGTACTGGAGGAGGCGGCGCAACGTCGCCAGCTGTCTGCACAGGAGAAATCCCTGCTGGCGCATAAAGATGAGACGCTGGAGTACAAACGCCAGCTGGCTGCACTTGGCGACAAGGTTACGTATCAGGAGCGCCTGAACGCGCTGGCGCAGCAGGCGGATAAATTCGCACAGCAGCAACGGGCAAAACGGGCCGCCATTGATGCGAAAAGCCGGGGGCTGACTGACCGGCAGGCAGAACGGGAAGCCACGGAACAGCGCCTGAAGGAACAGTATGGCGATAATCCGCTGGCGCTGAATAACGTCATGTCAGAGCAGAAAAAGACCTGGGCGGCTGAAGACCTGCTTCGCGGGAACTGGATGGCAGGCCTCAGGTCCGGCTGGAGTGAGTGGGAAGAGAGTGCCACGGACAGTATGTCGCAGGTAAAAAGTGCTGCCACGCAGACCTTTGACGGTATTGCACAGAATATGGCAGCGATGCTGACCGGCAGCGAACAGAACTGGCGTGGTTTCACCCGTTCTGTGCTGTCCATGCTGACAGAGATTTTTCTGAAGCAGGCGATGGTGGGGATAGTCGGGAGTATCGGCAGCGCCATTGGCGGTGCTTTCGGTGGTGGTGCGTCTGCCTCCACGGGGACGGCCATTCAGGCTGCGGCGGCGAACTTCCATTTCGCGACCGGGGGATTTACGGGGACGGGGGGTAAATATGAACCTGCGGGGATTGTTCATCGCGGGGAGTTTGTCTTCACGAAGGAGGCGACCAGCCGGATTGGTGTCGGCAATCTGTACCGCCTGATGCGGGGCTATGCGGAAGGTGGTTATGTCGGCGGTGCCGGAAGTCCGGCGCAGATGCGGCGGGCGGAAGGCATTAATTTTAATCAGAACAATCACGTGGTGATTCAGAACGACGGCCCCAACGGGCGGGCAGGGCCGCAGCTGATGAAAGCGGTGTATGAGATGGCCCGCAAGGGGGCACAGGATGAACTCCGGCTGCAGTTGCGTGATGGCGGTATGTTATCAGGGAGCGGTGGATGAAAACCTTTCGCTGGAAAGTGAAGCCGGATATGGAGGTGAACTCGCAGCCATCGGTGCGTGAAGTGCGTTTTGGTGACGGGTACTCACAGCGTATGGCGGCAGGGCTGAATGCTGACCTGAAAACATACAGGGTGACGCTTTCCGTGACCCGGGAGGAGGCCCGGCATCTGGAAGCGTTCCTGGCAGAGCACGGTGGCTGGAAGGCATTTTTGTGGAAGCCACCCTATGCATACCGGCAGATAAAGGTGACCTGTGCCGGGTGGTCTGCGCGGGTCGGGATGTTGCGCGTTGAGTTCAGCGCGGAGTTTAAGCAGGTGGTGAACTGATGCAGGATATTCGCGAAGAAAGTCTGAACGAGTCGGTTAAGTCAGAGCAGTCACCGCGGGTGGTACTCTGGGAAATCGACCTGACGGTACAGGGTGGTGAGCGGTATTTTTTCTGTAATGAGCTGAATGAAAAAGGGGAGCCGGTCACCTGGCAGGGGCGTAAGTATGAGGCATACCCGATTGACGGCAGCGGCTTTGAGATGAACGGCCGGGGCAGCAGTGCCAGACCGTCGCTGACGGTGTCCAATCTGTTCGGTCTGGTCACCGGGATGGCGGAAGACCTGCAGAGTCTGGTGGGGGCCACGGTGGTCCGCCGCCGGGTGTATGCCCGTTTTCTGGATGCGGTGAATTTCGTTGCGGGCAATCCGGAGGCGGACCCGGAGCAGGAGCTGAGTGACCGCTGGGTGGTGGAGCAGATGTCGCAGCTGACAGCCATGACGGCCTCGTTTGTGCTGGCTACACCGACCGAGACGGACGGGGCGCTGTTTCCCGGTCGCATCATGCTGGCGAACACCTGTATGTGGGATTACCGGGGAGATGAATGCGGGTATAACGGTCCTGCGGTGGCGGATGAGTTCGACAACCCCACCACGGATATCCGTAAGGACAGATGCAGCAAGTGCATGCGCGGGTGTGAGATGCGCGGCATGGTGGCTAATTTTGGCGGTTTCCTTTCCATTAACAAACTTTCGCAGTAAATCCAATGACACAGACAGAATCAGCGATTCTGGCGCATGCCCGGCGGTGTGTGCCTGCGGAGTCGTGCGGCTTAGTGGTGAGAACGCCGGAGGGGGAGCGGTATATCCCTTGTGTGAATATCTCTGCAGAGCCGGAGGCGTATTTTCGTATTGCACCGGAAGACTGGCTGCGGGCAGAGATGCAGGGGGAGATTGTGGCACTGGTCCACAGTCATCCCGGTGGGCTGCCCTGGCTGAGCGAGGCTGACCGGCGGCTGCAGATAAAAAGCGCACTGCCCTGGTGGCTGGTCTGCCGGGGTGACATTCACAAATTCCGCTGTGTGCCACATCTGACGGGACGGCGCTTTGAGCACGGGGTGACGGACTGTTACACGCTGTTCCGGGATGCTTATCATCTGGCGGGGACTGAGATGCCGGATTTTCATCGCGAGGATGACTGGTGGCGTCACGGTCAGAATCTCTATCTGGATAATCTGGAGGCCACAGGGCTGTATCAGGTGCCGTTGTCAGCGGCGCAGCCGGGCGATGTGCTGCTGTGCTGTTTTGGTTCATCGGTGCCGAATCATGCCGCCATTTACTGTGGTGACGGCGAGCTGCTGCACCATATTCCTGAACAACTGAGTAAACGGGAGAGGTATTCCGAAAAATGGCAACGACGAACGCATTCTGTCTGGCGTCACCGCCACTGGCACGCATCTGCCTTCACGGGGATTTGCAACGATTTGGCCGCCGCCTCAGCCTGTATGTGAACACGGCAGCGGAAGCCATCCGTGCCCTGTCGTTACAGGTGCCGGGCTTTCGCCGTCAGATGAACGAAGGCTGGTACCAGATACGTATTGCCGGTGATGACACGGCACCGGAGGCGGTGTACGCCCGTCTTCACGAACAGCTGGGTGAGGGAACGGTCATCCACATTGTGCCGCGACTGGCCGGAGCCGGAAAGGGCGGACTGCAGATTGTGCTGGGGGCGGCAGCCATCGTGGGCTCTTTCTTCACGGCCGGTGCCTCGATGGTGTTATGGGGTACAGCCCTGAGTGCCGGCGGTTTTTCTGCCACCACGATGCTGTTTTCACTGGGGGCCAGCATGATACTGGGCGGTGTGGCCCAGATGCTGGCCCCGAAGGCAAAAACACCGGATTACCGCGCAACGGATAACGGCAGACAGAACACGTACTTTTCCTCGCTGGATAACATGATTGCCCAGGGGAACCCGATGCCGGTGCCTTACGGGGAAATGCTGGTTGGCTCCCGCCGTATATCCCAGGACATCAGCACCCGTGATGAAGGCGGGGGCGGAAAGGTCGTGGTTATCGGGCGGCAGGGGTAAAAAGAATAAAAAAATCCCGCAGTGATCGCGGACAGGAACTGCGGGAGAGTTACGAAGATTAAGTGTAAGGAATTATTCTTATATCACGACAAAAAAATTAACGCAGAGAAATTATACGCGCCACAGTCAGTTTGTGAAAATGTGAAGATATTCAGAATTTTTATGCCATTACCGGTTTTAACCAACAGGATTATCGGTGGGCATGAAAGAAAACCCCGGTATCTGCTGATACCGAGGTTTCTCTTTAGCATGGCAGAAATGTGTTTCATGCTTTTCGGGCGAAGGATATCCGACTTCTGTACGGAATGGCAAGTGGCGGTTAATTTATTCAGGGGAAGGCTGTATGGGAAAAGGTGGCGGTAAGGCACACACGCCTCGTGAGGCGAAGGATAATCTCAAATCCACGCAGATGATGAGTGTGATTGATGCGATTGGTGAGGGACCGATAGAAGGTCCGGTGAAGGGACTGCAGAGTATTCTGGTGAACAAAACCCCGCTGACGGACACGGACGGTAATCCCGTGATACACGGTGTGACTGCGGTCTGGCGTGCCGGGGAGCAGGAGCAGACACCACCGGAAGGCTTTGAGTCCTCCGGAGCTGAAACCGGACTGGGCGTGGAAGTGACGAAGGCAAAACCGGTGACGCGCACCATTACGTCCGCGAACATTGACCGCCTGCGGGTTACCTTCGGGGTGCAGTCACTGGTGCAGACCACGTCAAAGGGCGACCGTAATCCTTCCTCTGTCCGGATTCTGATTCAGTTACAGCGTAATGGCCGCTGGGTGACGGAAAAGGATGTCACCATTAACGGCAAGACCACCTCGCAGTTCCTGGCCTCGGTGATTCTGGATAATCTGCCTCCCCGGCCCTTTAACATCCGGATGGTCAGGGAGACGGCGGACAGCACCACGGACCAGCTGCAGAATAAGACGCTGTGGTCGTCATACACCGAAATCATCGATGTGAAACAGTGCTACCCGAACACGGCCATTGTGGGGCTGCAGGTGGATGCGGAGCAGTTCGGCGGCCAGCAGATGACGGTGAACTACCATATCCGCGGTCGCATCATCCAGGTGCCGTCAAACTATGACCCGGAAAAACGCACGTACAGTGGTATCTGGGACGGCAGCCTGAAACCGGCATACAGCAACAACCCGGCCTGGTGTCTGTGGGACATGCTGACTCACCCGCGCTACGGCATGGGAAAACGTCTGGGGGCGGCGGATGTGGACAAGTGGGCGCTGTATGCCATCGGGCAGTACTGCGACCAGACGGTCCCGGATGGTTTCGGGGGGACCGAGCCGCGGATGACCTTTAATGCGTACCTGGCACAACAGCGTAAGGCGTGGGACGTTCTCAGTGATTTCTGCTCTGCGATGCGCTGTATGCCGGTATGGAACGGCCAGACGCTGACGTTCGTTCAGGACCGTCCGTCGGATGTGGTGTGGCCGTACACCAACAGCGATGTGGTGGTGGATGATAACGGCGTGGGTTTCCGCTACAGCTTCAGTGCCCTGAAGGACCGGCACACGGCAGTGGAGGTGAATTACACCGACCCGCAGAACGGCTGGCAGACCTCCACGGAACTGGTGGAAGACCCGGAAGCCATACTGCGCTACGGACGCAACCTGCTGAAGATGGACGCGTTCGGCTGTACCAGCCGCGGTCAGGCCCACCGTGCCGGGCTGTGGGTGATAAAGACCGAACTGCTGGAAACGCAGACGGTGGATTTCACGCTCGGGTCACAGGGGCTGCGTCACACACCCGGTGACATCATTGAAATCTGTGATAACGACTATGCCGGGACCATGACCGGCGGACGTGTCCTGTCCATCGATGCCGCCAGCCGTACCCTGACGCTGGACCGGGAGGTGACACTGCCGGAGACCGGCACGGCCACTGTTAATCTGATTAACGGCAGCGGTAAGCCGGCGAGCGTGGCCATCACCGCACACCCCGCGCCTGACCGGATACAGGTCAGCACCCTGCCGGATGGTGTGGAGACATACGGTGTGTGGGGACTCTCCCTGCCGTCACTGCGTCGTCGCCTGTTCCGCTGTGTCTCCATTCGGGAAAACACGGACGGCTCGTTCGCCATCACGGCGGTGCAGCACGTACCGGAAAAAGAAGCCATTGTGGATAACGGGGCCAGCTTTGAGCCGCAGTCAGGCAGCCTGAACAGCGTTATCCCACCGGCAGTGCAGCACCTGACGGTGGAGGTGAGTGCAGCTGACGGTCAGTATCTGGCACAGGCGAAATGGGACACGCCGCGGGTGGTGAAGGGTGTGCGCTTCAGTCTGCGTCTGACCAGCGGAAGCGGAGAAGACAGCCGTCTGGTGAGCACCGCCATCACCGCAGACACGGAGCACCGTTTCAGTGGTCTGCCGCTGGGGGAATACACCCTGACGGTGCGGGCCATTAACAGCTACGGCCAGCAGGGCGAACCTGCGACCACCACCTTCCGGATTAACGCGCCTGCAAAACCCGCCACCATTGAGCTGACGCCGGGGTATTTTCAGATAACGGCGGTCCCGCGTCTTGCGGTGTATGACCCGACGGTACAGTTTGAATTCTGGTTCTCAGAAAAACGCATCACGAACACGGCACAGGTGGAAAAATCTGCCCGTTATCTGGGGACCGGCAGTCAGTGGACTGTCCAGGGGAGCCGGATTAAGCCGGGGACGGATTTCTGGTTTTACGTGCGAAGCGTCAACCTGGTGGGAAAATCTGCTTTTGTGGAAGCCAGCGGGCAGCCCAGCAATGATGGTGAAGGGTATCTGGAAATTTTCCGGGGGCTGATAGATGAGACGCTTCTGGGCCAGGCACTGAAAGAGCGCATTGATGCTTCAGCGCTGCGTACGGAGGTCACGCAACTGGAAGAAGACATCCGTCAGCGGATGGACACGGATATCGCAGAAGTGACCCGGAAAATCGGGGAGGCGGAAAACAGCCTCACGCAGCTGGTTGCGAAAAAGAATGAGGACCAGACACTGGCCATCGCGCAGGTGAGCCAGAAAGTGGACCGGGTGAGCAGTGAAATCTCACAGACTGTCAGCCAGGGGCAGTCAGAAAATGCCCGACAGATAGCACAGGTCCGCCAGTACGTGGATAAAAAAGGGAGTGAAATTACCTCGACCACGGATAAAAAACTGGGTGACCAGGCCGTGACCATACAGCAAATCCAGCGGGTTCAGTCAGACACGCGCAATGAGCTGAATGCCATGTATATGCTGAAGGTGCAGAAAACAAAAAACGGTATTCCCTATGTGGCCGGGATTGGTGCGGGGATTGAGGATGTTGATGGTCAGACGCTGAGCAGTATTCTGCTGCAGGCTGACCGTATCGCGATGATTACCCCGGAGAATGGCAACACCACGCCGCTGTTTGTGGCGCAGGGGAATCAGCTGTTCATGAACGACGTGTTCCTGAAGCGACTGTTTGCGGTGAGCATCACGTCATCCGGCAATCCTCCTACGTTTTCCCTGACGCCGGATGGCAGGCTGGCAGCCCGCAATGCGGATATCAGTGGAGCCATCACGGCGAATACCGGCACGCTCAATAATGTCACCATTAACGAGAACTGTGTCATCAGAGGGAAACTGTCTGCAAACCAGATTGAAGGCGATCTCGTTAAAACAGTGGGTAAGGCTTTCCCCCGTGACTCCCGTGCACCGGAGAGGTGGCCATCAGGGACCATTACCGTCAGGGTTTATGACGATCAGCCGTTTGACCGGCAAATTGTTATTCCGGCGGTGGCATTCAGCGGTGCCAGACATGAGCGGGAGAATAACGATATTTATTCGTCATGCCGCCTGATAGTACGGAAAAACGGTGCTGAAATTTATAACCGTACCGCGCTGGATAATACGCTGGTTTACAGTGGTGTTATTGATATGCCTGCTGGTCGCGGCCACATGACGCTGGAGTTTTCTGTATCAGCATGGTGGGTAAATGGCTGGTATCCCACAGCAAGTATCAGCGATTTGCTGGTTGTTGTGATGAAGAAAGCCACTGCAGGCATCACGATTAGCTGAATTTTATAACCCCAATACGGGCGCCAGAAATGGCGCCTTTTTTATTGCAGAAAAGCGAGAGGTAATTATGCGTAAATTATGTGCTGTTATTCTGTCCGCAGTAGTCTGGCTGGTTGCCGCTGGTACGCCAGCGAGCGCAGCAGAGCATCAGTCCACACTAAGCGCCGGGTATCTTCAGACCCACACTGATATGCCAGGCAGCGATAATCTGAACGGGATTAACGTGAAATACCGTTATGAGTTTACGGACGCGCTGGGGCTGATTACGTCCTTCAGTTATGCCAATGCTGAGGATGAGCAAAAAACGCACTACAGCGATACCCGCTGGCATGAAGATTCCGTGCGTAACCGCTGGTTCAGCGTGATGGCGGGGCCATCTGTACGCGTGAATGAATGGTTCAGTGCTTATGCGATGGCAGGTGTGGCTTACAGCCGTGTGTCGACGTTCTCCGGGGATTATCTCCGCGTAACTGACAACAAGGGGAAAACGCACGATGTGCTGACCGGAAGTGATGACGATCGCCACAGCAACACGTCTCTGGCGTGGGGAGCTGGCGTGCAGTTTAACCCGACCGAATCCGTGACCATTGATATTGCTTATGAAGGTTCCGGTAGTGGCGACTGGCGAACGGATGCATTTATTGTTGGTATCGGATACCGTTTCTGACAACAGACGCCGATTTATCTTCTGTAAATATTGTTATGATACGCAGGTTCATCCGCCTTATGGGGTGAACTGCGTTTGAGGAAACGTAAAGTTACACTGTCCTGAAGCCCGTGGCGTCACTGCTGCGGGCTTTTTTTATTGGTGGAAAAGTATGACAGTAAAAATTTCTGGCGTGCTTAAAGATGGCACAGGAAAACCAGTACAGAACTGCACCATTGTGCTGAAGGCCAGACGGACCAGCAGCACGGTGGTGGTGAACACGGTGGCCTCTGAAAATCCGGATGAAGCCGGGCGTTACAGCATGGATGTTGAGTATGGCCAGTACAGCGTCACCCTGCTGGTTGAAGATTTTCCGCCTTCACATGCCGGGACCATTACCGTCTATGAAGGTTCCAGACCAGGTACGCTGAATGATTTTCTCGGCGCCATGACGGAGGATGATGTTCGTCCGGAGGCACTGCGCCGTTTTGAGCTGATGGTGAATGAAGTGGCACGTCATGCCGGAGCGTCATCACAGAGTGCAGCGGCGGCAAAGAAATCCGAAACGGCAGCAGCCTCATCGAAGAATGCGGCGAAAACCTCAGAAACGAATGCAGCTAACAGCGCACAGGCGGCAGCGGCCTCGCAGACTGCATCGGCAAACTCCGCGACAGCAGCCAAAAAATCAGAAACCAGCGCGAAAAATAGCGAGACAGCCACAAAGGCCAGCGAAAAAAACGCAAAATCCAGCCAGACGGCAGCGAAAACCAGTGAGACGAATGCCAAAGACAGTGAAGCCAACGCAAAGGTGAGCGAAACAGCGGCGGCGAACTCGGCGAAAGCATCGGCAGCAAGCCAGACGGCAGCAAAAGCAAGTGAAGATGCTGCCAGAGAATACGCAAACCAGACAGCAGAGCCGTACAGATATGTTTTACAGCCGCTGCCGGATGTGTGGATACCCTTTAATGATTCGCTGGATATGATTACGGGCTATTCTCCGGGTTATAAAAAAGTGAAGATTGGTGATAATGTGGTTCAGGTTGCCAGTGATAAACAGGTTAATTTCAGTCGCGCATCAACGGCAACATATATCAACAAATCTGGCGAACTGAAAACGGCGGAAATTAATGAGCCGCGATTTGAGTGTGATGGCCTGCTTATTGAGGGACAAAGAACGAACTTCTTCCAGAACAGTACAGACCCTTCGAAGTGGAATAAGTCAACTTCACTGGACGTTACAGAAACAGGCACAGATAGTTTCGGGTTTAATTATGGTCGGTTTGTCGTACAGGATTCGATTGTTGGTACAAGTAAAGCGCATACCATTATCGGACTGTATTCGAGTACCGGAGGGGTTGATACTTCAGGGGACGAAAAGCATGTAACTATATCCTGTCGGGTAAAAAGTGAAGTTGATAATATCGCCGTTCGTATTTTATTTGAACATTATGATGGGGAGGTAAGGACATCAATAGGAGCAGCAAACCTGAACCTTACCACCCGCATAATTAGCAAGACAGGTCAGACAAGCCGTGTTACAGCAAGGTCTGTTAAGGATGATGCAACTGGCTGGATATTTTTTGAGGCTACATTAAAAGCAGATACAACAGAAAATACGGTTGGTGGTTTTGTCCAGTATTCTCCGGATACAGGGCAGATGGTTACATCAGGGGATTATCTCGATGTAACCACTCCACAGATTGAGGCTGGTACAGGCGCATCATCTTTTATTGTTACGGGGACGGCACCGGCAACGCGGGCAAGCGATATGGTGACAGTCCCAATCAAGAATAACCTTTATAATCTTCCTTTTACGGTTCTTTGTGAGGTACATAAGAACTGGTATAAAACGCCAAATGTAGCGCCGCGTGTTTTTGATACCGGCGGTCATCAAACCGGAGCGGGGATCGTAATGGGGTTTGGTTCATCAGGTGGGTACGACGGTTTTCCGTATTGCGATATAGGTGGTTCAGACCGACGAATAAATGAAAATGCCGGGCTGGAAAAAATGCTTATTGGTATGCGGGTAAAGTCCGAACGGTCCACATGTGTAGTCAGTAACGGTAAGTTAAGCAGCGAAACTAAAACCAAATGGGAATATATCCGGAGTACAGCAACCATTCGCATTGGTGGACAAACTACAGCAGGATTACGCCATTTATTTGGGCATGTGAGGAATTTTCGTCTCTGGCATAAAGAGCTAACAGATGCGCAGCTTGGGGAGGTTGTGGAGTGAGAGATTTCACGTTGCGTTTCAGTGATAAAGCAGATTTCAGGGCATTTCTCAGGAAACTTAACTGGGAAGAGGACGAAGAGCTGCAGAATGCCGTTCTGGTTGATGAGATTGGTTTTACGTTCAGGGAGACAGATGTTTCTGATGACGGAGAACCAGAATACACGCGAAACGAAGGGTACTTTGTTAATATCCGTCTTCTTGACGATGGATTTGAGGATTCCGTGTTCCGTGAGTGGGTGGTTACACCAGAGCGCCCGCTCAGGGAGTGGTTTTAAGGATAGCAGATGGATATCACGTCGATACTTCATGCGCTTTGTGCCGTGGCGGTGCAGGTACTGGCTGGTCTTTTTACCGGAAACTGGGCTTACGGGGCGATAGCCGGTTGTACGTTCTTCATTGCGCGTGAACACACCCAGGCAGAATATCGCTGGATTGAAATGTTCGGGCATGGCAAGCGGATTAACATGCCGTGGTGGGGCGGTTTTGATCCACGTGCATGGGATGTGGCAAGCCTGATGGATTTTGCTGTGCCGGTGGTGGCGTGTCTGCTGGTCTGGCTGTTGGTTAATCGTGGGTGAAAAAGGTGAGCAGTATATGCAACGAAGGAGGAAACATCATTGCTGGCGGCATGGAAGGCATGCAGGGTGTTGCTGAACCGTGTTGATACATCAACTGCACCTGATATTGAGTGGCCTACGAACCCTGTCAGGGAGTAATCATTGGGATTATGCCGCAGCACGTCTTAAGCAAGAACGTGCTGCGGTTGGATGCTATTTTTTCCCTGAAGCGGAAAACATTACTACAGTACCTTGAACCTTGGTTTTAACATTCTCGAAATGCTCTGAGAGTATATGTGTTAAGCCTTCTTCGGAATCTTTTGTGTTTGAAAAGATGCCTTTCTGATTGTAAATGCGCATCAGTTTTTGACCGAAGCTATTGTGCACAACGCCGTCACCAAGAATTGTGGCTCCGTATAGAGTTCCATCGTCAGTTAAGGCCTGCGCCGCATTGCGTATTACACAGCTTTTTGTAGATATATTTCCAGGCAGGCAGTGAAGAAGGTAAAACATGGAAATGGAATCAAATTGACCATGTAACGCCGCGGGATAAGGATCAAAAACATCATGGCTAATTTTATGTTTAATTTTTGATTCCCCAGCCCTTGTCGATGCCGCGTTCAGGCTAGCTTCGTTCAAATCCATTAAAGATATCAGACTGCTCTCAGGTACGTGAGTAAGGTAAAACCCAGTTCCAACGCCAATATCCAGATGGTTGTTACCTAAATGTTCCAGAAAGTGTGGAAGAAGGTGTTCCTTTGTAGGACATCCCCATGCAAGCCGATTTGATACTCCCAAAACCCACCAGTCATAAAGCTTTAGGGTAAGTGGTGTGTAAATTTTAGCCCCATCATCTGTGTTTTTTTTCATTAGTTTCACCGTATTATAGTTTTATTTGTGAATTAAATCAATTATGGCGATGAATTACAAGGGGTTAAATGCTGCCGCAGCATAGCGATATTGAAATAGCCTGGTATGCTTCGATACAGCAGGAGCCGAATGGCTGGAAGACCGTCACCACACAGTTCTACATCCAGGAATTCAGTGAGTATATTGCGCCACTGCAGGATGCTGTAGATCTGGAAATCGCAACGGAGGAAGAAAGATCGTTGCTGGAGGCATGGAATAAATATCGGGTATTGTTGAATCGTGTTGATACATCAACTGCACCTGATATTGAGTGGCCGACTTCACCTGCAGAGTAA